AAAGGCTGAGGCCAAAGAAGCCCACCTTAGAAATAAAGTTGATGCCATTGCTCCACAAGTTTCTGTAGCTACTTAATAAAAAGCTACATCGTTGGAAAAATTCCACTCCACACTACAGGCTCTCTTGCACTCTATTAAAAACTAGTATATAAAAAACATACTATACAATTTAATTAGAACATAGACGCGTATAGTCGACGGCCTAGAGACTATGTTCGGAAACTAGGAGGATAATTATGGCAAGTACTACGTTTAATGGACCGGTACGTTCAGAAGGTGGCTTTCAAATGGCTACTAAAAATGCAACTACAGGTGCTATCACAACAAGAATGAGTTCAGGTATGCCTGATCTTACAGGTTTACTATTAGCAGATACAGCGACAGCAGCAAATATTTCTATTGCTGATGGAGTTATTGCAGTTGTAAACTACACAGGTGCAGCAGCATGTGCTGTAGCACTACCAGCAGCAACTAGAGGTGCAATCGCAGTCTACGTTCAAGCTAAAGACACTGCAGGTGGAACTAACACTTTAACTTTCAATGCAGCTGGAACTGACGTTTGGGCAACAGGCTCTTTAATTGAATCAAGAGCAACAGCAGAAGTAACTTTTGATACTTCAACAGCGGGTGAAACTGCATTAGTTTATACTCCAGCTGACGCAGCTACAAATCTTTTTACTACTGGAAGCAAAATTGCTTTTATGTGTTTTGAAGATGGCGTTTGGCACATCGCTTCAGAAATGGGCGGTGCAGCTGATGCTACTACAGGTGCATTTGCATTTGGAGCATAATAAATAATTATTGTGGGCCTTAGGGCCCACACAAAATTTTAATAGGAGAAAAATATGAAGGGTGACGTAAAAGCAGTAAGAGTAACTGGAACTGGATCAGTTTTTGGAGGAAGAACTAGATTAAGAGGTATGATTCTTGCCTCAGATGGATCTGGTGCTGGCTCAATAACTTTACAGGACGGAAACTCTGTGACTCAATTTCAAGGAGATTGTCCTGAAGGCGATGTGTTTGCATTCAATATTCCAGAAGATGGAATTGTTTTTGAAGGTGGAATGACAGTTTCCGCGATAGCAAATTTAGTAGGTGCCACACTATTAATTGATAAGTAGGAGCATAAATGGCAACCTCTGGAACAACAACTTTTGAATCTACATTCAGTATTGATGATATAATTACTGAAGCGTATGAAAGATTAGGTCGTTTTGATTATTCAGGAAACGATTTAAGATCTGCAAGACGTTCTTTAAATATTATGTTTCAAGAATGGGCAAACAGAGGTTTACACTATTGGCAAGTAAAAAATAATTCAATTACATTAGTTAGTGGTCAATCAGTTTACACAATGTTTAGATCAACAGCTGATGGCACTTCAAGCACAACTGCAGTTTATGGCGTAGATGATATATTAGAAGCTGTTTATAGAAATTCTTCTTCAGTTGATTTTCCTCTTACAAAAATAAATAGATCTGCATATCAAGGTCTATCAAATAAAACACAAACAGGTGTGCCTACACAATATTACGTACAAAGATTTATAGATAAAGTTACAATTACTTTATATTTGACACCTGGTGCAAGTGAGGCAGGTAATTTTTTAAATTATTATTATGTAAGTAGAATACAAGATGCCGGTAACTATACTAACGAAGCAGATGTACCCTATAGATTTGTGCCTTGTATGGTTGCAGGTCTAGCTTATTATTTATCACAAAAAATAAATCCACAACTTACACAACAAATGAAACTGTTGTATGAAGATGAATTAAAGAGAGCACTAGAAGAAGATGGTTCTGCTTCAAGTTCTTTCATAACACCAAAAACTTATTATCCAAATGTCTAATTTATCTAGAGGAAAATATGCACAATTTATATCTGATCGTTCTGGTCAAGCATTTCCGTATTCAGAAATGGTTATAGAATGGAATGGATCAAGAGTACATGTTTCAGAGTTTGAGGCAAAACATCCACAGTTAGAACCTAAACCAACCACAGCTGATGGACAAGGTTTAAGAAATGCAAGACCACAAATTTTTACTCAAGCATCTGGTGATGGTGGATTTTTAACTGTAGATTTAACTTTACCAGGAGACTTTGCATTTGAATCAAAGAGTGGTATGGTGCCAGATGATGGATCTTCTGTTAATAACAGAAGACAAGGATTAGTTTCTTTGGGGAGTGTAACAATTAGTATATCATGACGTACGCAGAATTAGTTCAAAAAATTAGAGATTATACTGAGGTGTCTAGCACAGTTTTAAGTGACACTATTGTAAATGGATTTATTGAAAATGCAGAATTTAGAATTTTAAGAGATGTGGACTCAGATAATAATAGAAGATATGTAACTGCTAATTTAGTATCAGGAACTAGATTTATTGATACACCTGATAATTTATTAGTTATTAGATCTGCTCAAATTGTAGACTCTGACGGAGTGGGTTCTTCTAATAACAGAGATTTTTTACAATACAGAGATACCAGTTTCATGTCTGAATTTAATCCTGCTGAGTCAACAGGTGTTCCAAAATATTACAGCAACTGGGATCAGAATACAATAGTCGTGGCTCCGACACCTAACGCTACGTACACGATCCAAGTAAATTATATCTTGAAACCAGATGGATTATCTAGTACAAATACTACTACATATCTAAGTCAACAATTTCCCAATGGCTTATTATATGCGTGCTTAGTTGAAGCATTTTCTTTCTTGAAAGGGCCAAATGATCTCTTGCAATTATACGAAGGAAAGTATAAACAAGTGGTAGAAGGCTTCTCGATAGAACAAATGGGAAGACGAAGACGAGATGAATATCAATCAGGTGTTCCTCGAGTCGGTGGAAAATAAAATAAGGAGATAAACTATGGCAATTACACAAGCACTTGCAAATGCATTTAAAAAGCAACTGTTAGAAGGTGATCACAATTTTAAATCATCTGGTGGTGACAAGTTTAAGATCGCTCTTTATACTTCCTCAGCTACTCTAAACTCAACGACAACTGCTTACTCTGCAACTAACGAAGTAAGTAACAGTGGTCAGTATTCAGCAGGTGGTGGCGCATTAGTTAATGGTGGAACTTCAATAGGTTCAGGGTCTGGTAAAGGCGTTGCAATAGTTGACTTCGCTGACAGATCATTTACTGGTGTGACGTTAACTGCTAGAGGAGCTTTAATCTACAACACTTCATCTGCAACTACAAATGCAGCTGTTGCCGTTTTAGATTTCGGGGCAGATAAAACAGCTACATCAGGAACTTTCACAATACAGTTTCCAGCTTTTACAACAGCAGCGGCTATTCTTAGAATATCTGGTTAATAGGATGGTAACATCCTATGGCGGTTAGAACTTTTACAGTTACTGTTGTCAGCACTGGTGGTGGTAATAAATATTTTATTGATGGTGTTCAACAGGCGACTGTTGCTCTAGCCCGAGGTGCAACCTATCGTTTCGATCAATCTGATTCTTCGAACGGGACACATCCTTTACGATTTTCAATAACATCTGGTGGAACTCACAGCGGTGGTTCTGAATACACCACAGGTGTAACAACAGCTGGTACTCCTGGAAGTAGTGGAGCGTACACAGAAATAGCTGTAGCAACTTCTGCTCCAGCAACCTTATATTATTATTGTACTAACCATGCAGGAATGGGTGGTGCAGCTAACATTACATCAGATTCTTTTGGAGCTCTTTCTTGGAGCATAGGAAATTGGAACGATCAAGATAACAACACTGTTTCTGTCACTGGTATAGGTGCTTCTTTTTCTTTAGGGTCAGTTACATCAACATCTACTGTAGAATTTGGTTGGGGTAGAGATGGTTGGTCACAAAGAGCTTGGGGTAATCCTGATCAAATTGTAAATCCTTCGGGTATTGCAATGACTGCATCTGCAGGTTCTATTGATCCTTCACCTGATGCAATGCTAACTGGAATAGCATTTACAGCTGCACTAGGTAACGAAACTGCTTTCACAGATGTAGATGTATCAGTAACAGGCCAAGCTCTAACTTCAACTTTAGGAAATGAAACTGCCTTTTCTGATTCAGATGTTTCTCCAACTGGAATTGCAATGACTAGTGCTTTAGGTGATGAAACTACAGCCGGTGAAATAAACACTGGTTGGGGTAGATTAACTTGGGGTGAAAACGCTTGGAATATTGCAGGTGATTTAAAAGTTACAGGAATTGCTGCAACTGCAGCTTTGGGTAATGAAAGTATTTCAATTGATGCTTCACCTACGTTAACAGGAATTGCAATGTCTGGAACTACTGGAACATTAGCAGGAGTAGAAATATCATTTGAAGCAGCACTAACAGGTTTTGGTATGACAACTAATTTAGGAACAGCTGATGCTGGTCCTGATGCAATGCTAACTGGAATTGGTGCAACTGCAGCTTTAGGAACTCTTGATGCATTTAACCAAACAGGTTGGGGTAGACAAGGTTGGAATGTAAATGCGTGGGGCGTTGAAGGTCAGTTTGCAAGTGGTAATGTTAATGGTATTGCAATGTCTGCGAACATTGGAACATTAGCAGCTACAGGAGATGGTAGTGTAGTTCCAACAGGTATTAGTATAACTGCAGCGGAAGGAGATGTTGATCCTGGCCCTGATGCAAACGTTACAGGTATTGGATTTAGTGGAACTTTAGCCGTTGGTACAGTAGTTGCAGGTAGTGCAGATGTAACGGTTACAGGAACAGGATTTGCAGCAGGTCTTGGATTAGGTACATTATTTGCTGAAAGTTTGATTGATGTTACTGGAATAGCAATGACTGCTAATTTAGGCAGTGTAACTACTAAAGGATTTGCTACTGTATCTTTAACAGGAATAGGGTTGACTATGAACTTGAATTCTGTTAATTCTCTAGTCTGGAACGAAGTTAACACAGGTTCAGCGCCTTTAGATCCACCAGGTTGGGTAGAAGTACCAACAAGGGCTGCATAATGAGTTTGACACAAACTCAATTTTTTAGTAAATTAAAACGAATAAGGAATTTAAATTATGGCAAATTCAACATCAGCTAGTTTAAAATTAACTGTTCAAGCAACTGGTGAAAACTCAGGAACTTGGGGACAAATTACAAATACAAACTTATTAATTTTAGAACAAGCAATCGGTGGTTTTACAACTTTTAACTTAACTAATGCTAACAGAGCATTAACATTTACTAATGGTGCAGTATCTAATGGTAAAAATGATGTTATTAAATTAACAGGTACTTTAGCAGCTAACAGAACTGTTAGTATCCCAGACGGAATTGAAAAAGTTTATCATGTTCAAGATGCATGTGACCATGCAGGTTACACTTTAACTTTTAAAACAGCAGGAGGAACAGGTGTCCTTCTATGTGAAGGAAATAACTATGTGTTATATTCTGATGGTACAAATATTGTAAAATTATCTGAGCAAAGAAATTGGAGAGTATTTACAGCAGCTGAAACAGTTCAAGCTGGTGCACAATGTTTAGTAAATACAAACGGTGGAGCTGTTACAATTACGCTACCTGCGTCACCTGCTACGGGAGATGAAGTATCATTCATGGACCAAGGATATGATTTTAATACCAACGCTCTAACTGTTGGTAGAAATAGTTCTAACATTGCTAACGCTGCAGCAGATCTTGTTGTTAATACACAAGGTGCTGGTTTCAGTTTAGTTTATTCAGGAGACGCTACTACTGGTTGGACATATAGGGAGAAATAATCCATGGCTAACTACGAAGCTACTAGATACGATTTTGATGGTCAAAATCTCACAGGAATACAAGGTCTTAATACTGGTCTTATAATACCTTGGACTGATTCTTCAGTGCCATCAGGTTTTTTAGAATGTAACGGTGCAGCTGTCTCAAGATCAACTTACGCAGATTTATTCGCAGTAATTGGTACAACTTACGGTGCTGGGAATGGTTCTACAACTTTTACCTTACCTGATCTACAAGACGACGTTACAGTCAGTAAATCTAATAACAAAGCTTTAGCTTCAACAGGTGGTGCAAACACTGTTCAATCCTCTGGAAACGTAAGTGGTAACTCAGCTAACCATACTGTGACAGAACCAGAGATGCCTTCTCACAGTCACCCTACTTCAGGTGCTAGAAATACTCCACCTAGTGCGGTGCAAGCGAACATTCCAGGAGGAGCAGTAGGTCCTGCTAATCCTCAACCCTCAGCAGATTATGGAAATAGTCCAGGTGGCGGAAATCATAGTCATGGAATGAGTGCTAATTTTACAGGAGACTCAACATCTGTTTTACAACCGTATTTAACTTTATTATATATTATAAAAACGTAGGAAAAAATTATGGCAAATTATGAAGCAACTAGATACGACTTTTCAGGATCAAGTATAACAGGATTAGTAGGTGTTTCTACGGGTTCAGTAATTCCTTGGAGTGACGGAAGTGTACCATCTGGTTTTTTAGAATGTAATGGTTCAGCAGTTTCAAGATCAACTTACTCTGCCTTATTTGCTATTATTGGAACAACGTATGGAGCTGGTAACGGATCGACTACATTTGATTTACCTGATTTACAAAATAACGTAGTAGTAGGAAAATCACCAAGTAAAGCTTTAGCATCTACTGGTGGTGCGAATACGGTTGCACAAACTGGAAACGTAGCTGGTAACTCAGCTAATCATACTTTAACTTCATCTCAAATTGGAGTTCACGATCACCCTCCAGGACCAGGATTAGGTGGAACTTATTATCCTTATTTCGGATCACAACCAACTAGAGGTAACTGTTCTCCAAATTTTGCAAGGGGTGGACCAGGATATACAGAATACACAGGAGGCGGTGGTTCTCACAGTCACAGTGCTTCTGCTAACTTTTCGGGAGATGCAACTTCAGTTGTTCAACCTTATTTAACAGTAATATATATAATTAAAACTTAAAACTATGGCAAATTACGAAGCAACTAAATATAATTTTGACGGTGGAAATTTAGCTGATTTACAACTTGTAAATACAGGTTTAATTATGCCTTGGGCAGATGATGCTATTCCATCAGGATATTTAGAATGCAACGGCGCAGCTGTTTCAAGATCAACTTATTCAGATTTATTTGCAGTAATTGGTACAACATATGGCGCAGGAAACGGATCTACAACTTTCAATGTCCCTGATTTACAAGATGACGTTCCAATTGGAAAATCACCAAATAAAGCTTTAGCATCCGCAGGAGGAGCTAATACTGTTCAAGGAACAGGTAACATAGCAGGTAACTTAGCCAGTCATACTTTATCTACACCACAAATAGCTTCTCACAGGCACCCACAAAGTCCATCGATAGCTCAAGCAAGTAAACCGGGTGGAAGACCTGATGGTACAAACCCAAGTATTGTAGCTAATGGTACAACTGGAAATATTAGTAACGCTGGAGGCGGAGGTGGACATTCTCACAATTTGTCTGCTAATTTTACAGGGGACTCCAATTCTGTGTTGCAACCTTATTTAACTGTGATATATATAATTAAAACTTAAGGAGAAATTATGGCTAAACATGGAAATTGGACAGTTGTTTTTGAAGATAAAATGATCTACAAAAAAACATCTGATGCCTCATCTACTGAACCAAAATCAATCATTGTTGATGATGATGCTTTTTGGAATCAATCTAAATTTTCAAATATTCACGCAATACAATTTACTGATGATGATTTAGATAATGATCAAGTAGAACACAACGATGGAAGTGAGCATTCAAGTTATGATGCTTCTGTTCTAGGAAGTTTTGATGAATTCATAACAAGATTTGACACTGCATGGTTAGCAAAAATTCAAAAAGATTGGGACGACAATAATATTTCAGTAGAAGATCCTGAGGGTGAAGATCCACCAGTTTTTAGAGAAGAAACAGAAGCAGAAAAAATTGCAAGAGTAGGTGCAAGACCTACTTCTTATTCATCGCTTTAATATTCTCTAGACATCATCCAAGAAGTTAAAATATATTTTTCTCCAGATAAAGGAGGATTTCCTCTATGTACATATGGAAATCCAGCAGGCCATATAACAACACGTCCTTTTTTAGGTTTTACTCTTTTTGAAAAATGTAAAAACTCTGTTTCTCCACCTTCCTCAACATCATTTAAATAAACAGAATAAACGAAAGCTCTTGGCTCATTATCAAATCCAGGGCCATGTTCTATATGCCATATATGATAACCCTCAGTGGGTAAAGTTTTTTGTATTTTAAAAGTAGTATACTGTAAACCTTGTTCATAAAATCCTTGTATTCCATTATGTTCTACATAATGTTTTAGACATATATCAAAATTAAAAAAGAAAGGTCTTAATTCTTTCCACCACCCTATAACATTTTCTGCATTGCAAAATAATTGTTGATCTTTTTTAATATATGGAGATGATTTTTCAGAACCCATTCTGGTTATAGTTTTTTTTAATTCAGCTTCGTTTTCAAAATATTGTATTGCCTTATCACAGTCATGCTCTGGTATATACCCATCATATACACCTACAAAATTTTCTATGCTACAGTTTTTTGAATCAGTCATTTAAAAGTTTTGCTTTCTCTTTTTGAGATTCATCTAATGTTTTATGATTAACTTTTAGTTTATCTAAAGTTTTTTTGTTAGGTTTCCATTCTTCTTTATTAATAGTAATCTTAGATCTATCTGGTTTGGTTTGAAAAATAACAGTGCATCTATCAGTATATGTTTGTAATTTTGATTTCCACCAATCAGGTTCTTTAATAGTGTAGTGAGCGTTTTTACCATTTAATAAAACTTGAGTTGCTTCATAACAAGTAATACTCATAAACACATGACCGCTGTAACTGTTAAATATATCAGATAAGACTTCATCTACTTTATCTTCTTGAACATGTTCCATAACATCTACACATAAAATTAAATCAAAATCACCAGTTGGTTTTTGAGAGTATTGTCCAAACGCTGGATCATATCCAACTATATTTACAGTTGGAGAACCTGGAACTTTTGGATTATTAAAAAGTATGTTGTGAAATTTAGCTTTACCACATCCATAATCTAAAATAGATTTAACATTCTGTTCTCTTACAATTTTAAAAACATCGTGTTTATATTCAGCTAAAGCTTCTCCACACCAATTTTCTTGATTAGCTGCGTGAAATTTAACTGCTTCTTTTAATGACTCGTACATATGTTATTTCCTTCCTTCATAAAATTTTTTTGTCATTTCTTCAACAATTTTTTCATCGTTTTCTGAAGCTATGTTACCAGTTGCAAGTAAATACTTATCTTGCTCGTGATGATAAAAAGGTCCATTCGCATCAACGTAATGAAAAAATACTTGTGCCATACCGTCTCCTTTGTATATACCTGGTCTCCAATGTTTTGCAAGGCAGCCATAATATAATATAGCCTGTCCTTCTTTTAAATTTATTGAATCACCTTCAACGACTATGGGCCACTCATCATAACTTTTTATGTTTGCTGTTACACTTATTTGACAAGCAGGTCTGTCTGTATGTTTTGTTAATTTGCTACCAAAACAATAATATCTCCAATATGTGTAAGTTTCTAACAATGCATATCCAGAAGCTTTTTCTACTAATGGTCTTTTTAAAGATAAGAAAGTAGTAGCCATCGTATCTTTATACCATGCTGCAGCACCTGTTCCTGACTGCTCATCATACTGAGCTCCAGCACCACTTTCTAATTGTTTAAAACAATATTCTTGTAATATCTCTAATTCTTTTTTTGTAAAAAAATTATTTATTATTTTATAACCTTGTTTAGTCCAATCTAATTTAGCCATGATACGATACTATATCTAACTCCTTTCTTTACAGGTTCTACTGAATGTGGATATAAAAAATTACTTGGAAAAAATGTTACACTATTTTTAATAGGTTTTATTTCTTTAATAATATCTTTTTGTTTTTGGTCCCAAAAAAATACTTCACCTCCTTCAAAGTCATCATTTAAATTAATAATGATACTGACTTGTCTTGGAATTACTGAACCAACATCTGTATGTGCTTTATAAAAACCACCTTTTGTATATTTTAAAATATCTATTTGTTGTATTGATATGTTATTTGTTTGAGGAAATTTTGCTTTATAGTAAAGATAGAGTCTAGTTATTTCTTTACGAATTAAATTATACATCCAAATATCTGTTGGAGTTTGTCTTAATAAATGATAGCCCCAAACATTTCTTTGAGATAAAAAATCTTTTCTTCCTATAGTCTCCATCTTTCTATTAGCTTTTTCATCCGCAAATTCTTTAACTAATTTAGAGATATCATCATTAAAGATATTTTTAATTTGAACTATACCATCGATCATTAATTGATTAGACATACTTTTTTTCTTTTAATTCTTTATAATGCTTATAACACAATTCAGTAAAATTAGTCAAATCTAAAGCCTCTTTAAACGTATCTACTTTATAAGCATCAATGCCATCATATCCCATTTCTTTTGCTATTTTAAATCTATAGTGACCACAATGTATTTCTTTGTCTTTAAAAACAGCAGGAAATATAAGACCATCTTTTTTCATAAACTGTCTAACAGTATCAAGGTGATTTTGATCCCATTCTATTTTATCTTGTAAAGTATCAAAATTTATGTAGGATAGACGTTCGGGAAACCAGATTATTCTCGCTTTCATTATTTTCATAAGTATTATATAACACTTTATATGCTACAAAAATTAAATTTCAAGCCTGGTTTTAACAAGATGATTACAGACTCAGGGGCTGAGTCTCAATGGGTAGATGGTGATTTTGTTAGATTTAGATATGGATTACCAGAAAAGATAGGTGGTTGGAATCAACTGACTGCAGCTAGTTTAACATTACCTGGAGCAGCACGTGCCCAGCATAGCTGGACAAGTATTGCAGGTGAAAAATATGCAGCGATAGGAACATCACAAGGGTTATTCTTATATTATGGAAATGACTTTTATGATATATCTCCACTAGCTACAGCTATAACTGGATTTACATTTACATCTTCAAATGGATCAGCAACTGTAACTGTAAATAAAACATCTCATGGTTTATCGGCTGGACGATATTTTACGTTTACTTCTGTGTCACTACCTGGAGGTGGTGCTACAGGATATGCAACAACTGATTTTACAGACACACCTTATGAAGTTGTAACTGCCAGCACAAATAGTTTTACAATTACAATGGCGTCTGTAGAATCCGGATCAGGGATGTCAACTGCAGGTTCTGCAACAGTCAATCCTTATGAATCAGTTGGTCCTACATTTCAGACAGCTGGTTACGGTTGGGGCACAGATACTTGGAGCACGTCAACGTGGGGAACAGAGAGAACAACCAGTGACGTTATTCTGGAACCAGGCCTTTGGAGTCTTGATAACTTTGGAGAAGTATTAGTTGCAACTATTGCGGGCGGTAAAACATTTACATGGAACGCAGGTGCGTCAGGCGCAAGATCAGTTAGAGCTTCAACAACAACTACAAATTTTCAAACGACAAACAATCCAACGTCATCTAGATTAACACAAGTTTCAGATAGAGATAGACACTTGTTTCATTTTGGAACTGAAACAACTATTGGTGATTCTACAACTGTTGATCCATTATTTATAAGATTTTCAAATCAAGAAGATTTAAATACATACACACCAACTGCAGTGAATACCGCTGGTAGTTTTAGATTAGATAAAGGAAACAAAATTGTAGGAGCTGTATCTGGTAAAGATTATACTTTGGTTTTAACAGATAGTTCAGCATACGTAATTCAATTTGTTGGTCCACCATTTACTTTTTCTGTAAAACAAGTTGGTACAAACTGTGGGTTGATTGGTCAGAATGCTTTAAGTTATTCTGATGGTATTGTATTCTGGATGTCAGGTGAAGGTGGATTTTTTGCATTTGATGGTACAGTTAAATCATTACCTTGTTTGGTGGAGGACTTTGTATTCAGCACTGATGCAGATAATTTAGGAATTAATTTTAATGCAAGTGATATTGTTTACGCAGAACACAATACATTATATAGTGAAGTAAACTGGTTTTATCCAAAGTCAGGATCAGAGCAAATAGATAGAGTTGTTACATATAATTATGCAGAACAAGTTTGGACTACAGGATCATTAGCAAGAACAAGTTACATTGATACAGGTGTATTCGATGTGCCATATGCAACTGAATATAATAAAACTGCAACACCAGTATTTCCTGACATTCAAGGTATTACAAATAGATTTGGAGCATCAACTTACTATGCTCATGAAGTAGGAACTGATCAGGTAAATAGTTCTGGCACAACTGCGATTGCAGCCTTTATAAAATCTGGTGACTACGATATTACATCAAGTAGAAGCGCATTGGGTCAGGCTACAGGAATGGTAAACTACAAGGGAGATGGTGAGTTCTTTATGTCTGTTAAAAGATTTATACCTGACTTTGCTGTACAAACAGGTAATACTAAGATCACACTATTACTAAATGATTATCCAAACAACACATCGTCTAGTTCACCACTAGGACCCTTTACAATCACGTCTTCTACTGATAAAGTAGATACTCGTGCAAGAGGAAGACTCGTAGCATTAAAAATAGAAAACGATGGCACAGGTGAAACTTGGAGATACGGAACTCTAAGACTTGATGCACAACCGGATGGTAGAAGATAATGGCAATAGATAAAAGAATAGATTACAGACTTGGTGGTGATACCATGAAGAAACAAGGAAGAATGGATCAGATGGGAGGGAAACCAGGTCTTACAGCTGCACAAATAAGAGCCGTAGATCCTATATCATATGGTGGAACTTTAACAGGTCCTGCTTTTGTAGGCGGCGGTAATCAAAATAATCAAAATGACGATACTCCTTTTGTACCTCCTACAAAGAAAAAGAAAACTGTAGACGATGTTGTAAATACAGGTGGACCTAAACCAAATCCTTTAAAAACTTTACTTAATTTTTTAAATCCTCTTTCTTATCTTGAAATGTTAAACAATCCAGAAACAAGAAAAAGACTAACAGGGTATGAGACTCAAGCAGAATACGAACAAGCTAGACAAAACAGAATTAATCTTAATAGAATTAAAACTATAGAAAATACTTTAGCTAGAAAATATTCTGATGGAGATTATAGTCAAACTGATTTAGATGAAAGACTTGCCGCTTTGAAATCACAAATGGGTATCACTCCAAATACTGCAGCTGATCTAAGACCAGATCTTGATTTTAGTAATCAGTCTGAACTTGCGTTTGAAGGAATAGGTAGTTTAGATAAAGGTAATCAAGATTTTAATTATATGTTTGATGTAGATAAAACAGCTGATTTAATTAATGCTACTAAAACTAGAGATTTTGATTATTTAGGCCCAAACTTTAATGAGGGATTGCTTATGGATTATCAAGAGTTAGATGAGTCAGGAATTGGATCTTTACCAGAATTTGGAGGAACTGTTTTACAAAACGAGTTTCC